TTCAACGCCGACCAGATCACCATCGGTCACCTCGACCCGCGCGGCAGATCGGGGAATCCACCGAAGCTCACCAGGCGCGCAAACGTCGTCGAGCAGGTGGTCCGCCTCCGGTCACATCCGCGCACGACGTTGACGCCGTCGCCGGTAGCCGGGACCTGAGGTAGCGGGCTCACCAGCGTGGCCACGTAGGTGCCCGAGTCGTACGACCGGACGCTGGCGAGTTTCCCGTTTAGTACACCGGACGTGAACTCGAGGGTTCCGCCCGGCGTGGCCATCGTCGAGTCACTGCTGAGCTTGACCGCCGACGCCGTCGTCCCCGCCGCCACCGTGCGCGCATGCGTGAACGTCGCCTTCACCGCGCCGCACTGCGATCCGTAGAGCACCCATGGACAGAAGGGGCCCACCACGCGCAAGGGCCGCTCCTCCTGGGCCTTGGCCAGCAGTGACTTGAGGCGCAGCTCGACGCCGAACGAGTCGACCATCACCTCCTCTACACGCCCGGTGAACACATTGACGACCGCGGTTGGGGTGGTCGTCCAGTTGGGCACGTAGGCGCGTCGATACTGCACAGGCGCGTCGTCGAACTCGCCTTGGAGCGCGCGCTGCGCGATGCTCGTTCCACCGATGAGCACGTTGCCGCGCAAATACAGGTCGCCGGTGGACACCTCCGTCCCGTAGGTGGACCGGATCGATGCGTGCGAGATGGCGGGCCCTGTCGCGTAGTAGGTGGACCCGCCAAAGCTCTTGTCCGTGTCGGCCGTGGTCCAGCGCTGCACCCCGTACGCGAGCGTGACCGTCACGAGGTCGTAGGCTGCCATCACGCTCGAGTCGTAGAGCGCAGAGCGCAGGGCAGCATCGGAACTCTTCATGCCGTCACCGTCAGTAACTCAAAGCTCACCTCGTAGACCTGCCCGAGAATGCGCTCGATGCGGAGTGAGTCCTCGACGAAGCGCACGCGGCGCTGGATCGCATCCACCGGATCGTCGAACAGGAACGAATCCCACGCGCCCTTGTGGTCGTCGAGGAACAGGAGCACCACTCCCACCTCGGTCTGCGCCTGGTACGGCGACGGTGCCGCCACCGCTTGCCGCAAAAAGTTGTAACGGAGCGTGTAGCGATACCTGGGCGTCGCCTGGAGCGACACGCGTTGCTCCGTGCCACCGGGATTTTCGTAGGTCACCGTTTTGTAGAGCGACTCGCGCGCGAACGCGAGCGCCAGCCCGGGCAACGACGGGAACACGCTGTTGCTCACGTGCCCCTCCGGTCGAGCCGCAACTCACGGAGAGCACGCGCTAGCTCTCCCCGGTTACGGCGCAGGGCTCGCCTCGTGCTCGCTCCATCCATCGCGTAGACCCGCACGTCTCCACCGTGCCCCACGCGCTCCGGAGCATTGCGCTCGTAGCGTCTCGCGATGGACGCCGGCAGAACGTGCTCGCCCGCGTGCACGCTCGCAATCGTATCGGTGGGGACACGCCACCCGCCCCGGGCCGACGGCAGGCTCGACACGAGCGCGAGGACCGTCGAGATCATGGCCGACATGGCCGCGACCGCGAGTGCAGGACCGATGCCCGGTATGCCCGCCTGAGACTTGGCCGCCTCCGACCCAGCGACGAATGCGTTGGCCGTGACCTGTTTCGTGGCGACGGTGAGCACCGTCTGGATCACGGACGCGAGGATCTGCCTCATCGCCTGCCCCACGCTCATCTGCCCGCTCATGATGCCGGCAAACGCCGCCCCGAACGCTTGGCCGATGGACTGCCCAGCATCGACCCATCCTCGCCGGACCTCCTCCGCCTGGCGCGTGAGCGCCTCGGTTGCCTGGTGTGCGTCTCGCAGAATCGTCGGGTCGAGCGGACCGATGGCGCTAGGACTCATGGCACCGATGGTCACACTACCCTCAGGCCCGATTGGCGCCAGCTCTCCCTGCATCGGTCCACCGCGCCCGACTCCCGCCCCGCCCTTGAGCCGAGTCACCATCCGGGAGATCCGCTCGTTCTCCGTATCCAGCCGGTCGCGAGCAGCCTTGTTTGCTCGTTCCGCTTCCTCACGTTCGGACACGGCCAGCTCGAGGCTCATCGCCTGTAGGTCGAGGCGGACCTGTAGGAGTCTCGCAAGCAGGCGCTCTTGCTCTGCCCTGATGGGCTGTTCTTCAGCGAGGAGGGTCGGTAACAGTTCGGCCGTCGCCGCGGCCCGTAGCGCCGCCAGGTCCGCGAGGCGCTTGTCCGTCGCCTCGATCTCTTTCTTGATCTTGTCCTCGTCTCGCAGGAGCTCGGCTTTCCTCTCCTCGGCCTTTGCCCGGGTCGCAGAGGTGCCGCCCAACTCGGCCTCGAGGACGCGGATCTCCGAGAGGCTTTTTTCGAAGCCCTCGAGCACCGTCGCGCTCTCCGCCGCCGCTTGCGCAGCCTCCTCCCCGACCGCCCGCCATGCCTGGGCGAGTGTCTGGACGGCCGCGACCGCAAGCCCGATGGCGCCGCCGCCGATGAAGGCGCCCAGCACGTTGGACAGTGCGCCACGCACCTCGGCCGAGACGGGCACAATGGCAGCCAGCTCCGCGACGAAGAACCGAGCCGCGCGCGCCTCGCTCTGCTGCTCGCGCGCAAACATTCGCAGCCCTTCGCCGAGCCCGTCCACCGATTGACGGGCGCGACGACCCCCGGTCTCCATCTCGCGCAGGGATTGCCGCGTCCACGCCTGGATCTGAGTGTTCGCCTCGTTGAGCGCGCGCTGTAGATCCTGGGTGGTCGCCCCGATCTGGACGATCAGGCCGGCCATATCACCGGCTCCCCATCATCCCGAGTGCGCGCCCGGCGGCCTCCAGGTCCTCAGCACCACCCGTGGGCTCTGACCCCGACAGGAACGGCGCCAGAGGCGCAGCTGGATGCCGCACGAACCAGCTCAACAGTCGGAATGCCCTCGGGAGCCGCATCCTGCGCACCTCGTCCCATGTCCAGCCCGTACGGTCGATCAAGGGGCCGAAGAGGTCGAGGTGGTCGACCCGTTCGGCCCGTACGCTTCCCCCCGCGCCTCACCGCTGGACTCGAATCCCGACCCCTGCATGAGCGCCAGCTCGACCTCGCCGAAGCTTCGCAGGTGGAGGCCATTGCGCACGGTCTCGAGGTCCATCTCGGGGTAGTTGTCCAGGAGCGCCGCGTGCACGAGCACTACCAGCGCAGCGACCTTTTCGCGGCTGAGCTGCGCCCCCTGCACCAACAGCGTGTTGACCTGCTCGTTGTGGTCCTCGAGATGTCCGAGAGAGAGGGGCGGCAAGACCAGCTCCCTGCCGTCGCGGAACCGGATGGTCGTCCCGGGGATCACGATCACACCGCCTGGTACGCGTCGAACACGGCGCCGCTGCTGTTGGCGATGGCCTCCATCTCCACGTCGTGCTCGTTCCAGTCCTTCGGCTTGAAGCCCCATCCGAATGACGTAGGGTGAACGGCGTGGAATACGAAGGAGTAGTCCTTGCCCGACGCGTTCTGATTGCCGGCATAAAGCGTCAGGGCGGTAGACAGCCCAGCCGTCGCGTTCGCCACTGCGATCTTGCGTCCCGTGGCCGAGGTGTAGCCGTAGCGGATGAGGACCGCGTGCGTCGTGTCGGCCGCCGCGAACGTGTAGACTCCGCCGGTCGTCACGCTGTACTGCCCGGCCGCCGGCGCGGAGGCGACCCGCGTCATGGGCTTGCCGCTGTTCGTCACGTCGCGCACGCCCAGGTCGATGAACCCGGTCGTGTTCGCGACCGTGATCTGGTACGGGGTTCCGGGAATCGTCCCAGCCTCACCGTCCACCAGGATGAGTCGCCCCGTGCTGGCGGTGCCAGAAAGCAGGTAGGCGATGGCATCGGCTCGCCACTCCGCCACCTTGGCCGTGATCGTGCACTTGGCCGAGGCGAATCCCATGTCCTTGGCCCAGACCGACTCGCCCTCGAGCGGCTTGCGTTCCGTCGAAATCTTCACGCTCAGATCGCGCAGGGTGGCGAGCTGGATCGGGGTGGGGTTCGCGCCGGCCGGCACGAGCGTGCCATTTCCCACGCCGAAATAGGCGTCATGCGTTGCCATCGGTCATCTCCTCTTCCACGGTCAGTGCGCCGAGCAGACGAGCCCGGAGATCGTCCGCCGAGCGGCGGAGGTGGTTGTACAGGTCTACCGGGTACCCGCGATTCGCGAAGCGTTCGACGAACCACGAGTCGACGATCCGTTCGATCTCTCGGGCGTATTGATCTCTCGTCGTCATCGCTCCCCGCATATACTCGGTCTAGCTCCACGTCACGCGGACACCGCGAGCATCGACACCTCTAGCGTCACCGCGGATTGTCCCGCTTCCTTGCCCTGGTACAGCTCGACGGGACCGAAATAGAGCCCGGAGATGAGTCCACCCAGGGTTGTGCTGGTGGTCAGCGCCGGATCCGCGAACGCCGCCCCGGGCGCTGCATCCTCGTCCGGGTCTCGCTCGAGGGCCGCCTCGAGCGCCCGGATCCAGGCATTGAGAGTGCCATCCGGATTTGCATCCGTCGGCGACAGG